GTACACCTGTTGTAGATTCTCATTCCACATATTTCGCAAAATTCACCATCATTAGAAGTTAAATTTTGCCCGCATTTTGCGCATTCTATTAATTTTCCATCAGAATTAACTTTTTTTCCGTCGTAATCCATCATCGTATCTCCTTTCATATCTATTAATTCAAAATAGTTTAAAATGTCATCAGAAAGAGGAAATTGTAATATATTTTTATTTCCACAAATATAACAATATCGTATGCCAGTAACTCCATGCAGTAAGGTTTTGCATTTTGGACAATAGTAATATTTTCCAAATAAACTTTCAGCAAGAGATTGTGTACCGGGTTTTACGAATCTTTCAACATTGTTTTTTAAAGTGAAATTGATTTTTTGTGGGTATTTTGATCTATAATTTCGAATCCAATTTTGTTTTTGTACAAAATTATAGGTGATGCTAGCACTTTCTGAAGAAACGTAGAAACTATTTTTTATTTCATCAGAGCTTTTAAAATCAGAAGCTAAAATACTAGGAGATAATAATTCAGCTGCGAATAAATCCGCTTCAGATTCATATTTAGTGTACTTTTCCTCACTTAATGTTTTTCTAGAAAGGGTACCGGTATCTTCAAAATGACCTAAAACGATATGACCAACTTCGTGAGCTAGAGTAAACCTAATTCTTGCCTCATTATGAATTTGAGAATCGTTATAAAAAATAAAGTACCTGTTACTTTCAGTATACTTTTTGGCATACGTAGCTCCATCATCTGAATGAGTACATCTTGCAACAATATCTTTTTCATTTTTAAATTTACCGCAACTTATCATATATGAGTAGGCAATCAGCTTCACTTTGTCCAATTTTCGTATAAAATCAACAATTCTGAACGGAAATTCATAATTATTATATTTGTGTATAATTAATGCTATATTTCTTATACTATCTCTTCTTTTATTGCTTATCATATCATCACTTATTTTTATTTTTATGCATAATAAAATCTAGGAAATCTTCTACTGCTTCCAAATCTGATTGAGAAAAATCGTCCATTTTTCGTGCAAGACTTTGAATTTCTGGTTTTTGTTTTTTAGAATCATCCAAAAGATTTTTATTATCAGTTCTTCCCAATAAATAATCAGTAGATACATCAAAATAATTAGCTAATTTGATCAGCTTATCAGAAGAAGGAGCTTGCGCCTTTAAAGTATATAAATAATTTTCGCTAAAGCCTAATTCACGAGCTACCTCTTTTAAATTTTTGTTCCTTTTCCTTGCTAGCTCTTGGATTCTATCAAGCATTATCATGATTAATTACCTCTTCTCCGTGAGTTTTTACAAGAAATCAAAAAAATTACACAAAAATGTATTTTTCAGGTTGACTAGTACACTATTATATAATATACTATTTCTTGTAAGTTAATTTGTAATAAAAAAACGACGTAAAAAACTATCGAATGCAACTAAAATTCTTGGCGGAATTACTACAGTTGTTGCTTTCGTAATAGGTTATTTATTGTACCTTTATAGTACATTATTGTGTACAAATAGTCAATAATACGTACATTTTTTATTACATTCTCTTGCAAAAAATAGAAAGAAGGTGAAGTTGATGCCGGAAACCAAAAACGGAAGAGATAAGATCATTCAATATTTAACTATTAACGATATTTCAATCAGCGCTCTAGCGACTATGTACGGCGAGACTCGGCAAAATATGGCAGATTACTTGTCAGGCAGAAAAAAGAACCCAAAAGCAAATCAAGTAATTTTGAAAATTATTTCTGACTTTAAGATCAAATAGGAGGAAAAAGAATGCAAGAATTAAAAATTCTAGGAAAAGAGAAAGTCGGCAAGTTTGAATTTACCGGTATTGAAGGTGGATTCGGTGAAAATAAAAAGGCAATGCTTGTAAGAGATATTGCGGTGATTCACGGGCAACCGTTAAAGGAAATCAATAGAAGAATCAATGACAACCGAAAAAGGTTTAAAGATGGAATTGACATTATTGATTTTCTAAGTGGGTCTGAGCCACTTAGAAAGTTTGCTGAAGATAACGGGTTTATCGGGAGCAACAGAACCCAGCATGTTTATCTTTTATCTGAAAGAGGATACGCAAAACTTTTAAAGATTCTTGAAGATGACAAGGCTTGGGAAATTTACGATGAACTTGTGGATAATTACTTCAACATGAGAGAAGCCATCAATACGGATTCAACAATCGGGCTGAAAGACAAGCGTTTAGCAATCATGGAAGAAAACGCAAAGACAAAACAAGCCCAGTTACTTTTCAAGGTTGCTACCGGTACGGCTTCAAATAGCGCACGTGAAAGAATTTTCGCTCATATTGCTACAGAATTAACGGGTGAAAAATTTATACCAGAAATTCAAGAGAAAGAATTTAGTGCAAAGGAAGTCGGCGATGAACTTGGTATTACTGCTAATAAAGTTGGTAGAATTGCAAACATTCTCGACTTGAAAGCTGAACAACCAGGGCAAAATCAATTTGGTCGTTGGGCGATGAGTAAATCACAGTATAGCAATAAAGAAGTAGCTCAATGGCTATATTATCAAGCTGGCGTGAATAAAATTGCTGAATTTTTAAGAGAGGGTTAATAGAAATGGAATTTGAAACTGTAAAGGAATGTTTAGAAATGTTACTTGATTTGAATAACACTGAAAATGAATTACAAGTAGATGGAAAACTAGGAACTATTAATGATTTAAAAGATTTTAATTTTGAATTAATAGTTAATATGTGTGATCTCCTAGGACTGGAAAGCCTTTATTTAGGAATCGATACAGATGAAAGCAATTGATTTTGATAAAAATGAAAACATCTTAGATGAAGTAAGAAGGTGGGCGACATGATGGCGAATGGGTGGAAAACACCACAGGAAATCATGAAAGACTACGGATTAGAAAAATCAGCATTTGCAGAGCGTAAGCGAGATTGTATTGCTAATCCAGAGTATCGGGATGCAATCGTCCAAGACGGCCGTAAAATGACATACATCATTGAAGAACGTTGGCAAGCATACTTAAGATATCGATCAGAGCAATACCGAATTAGGATGCTAGATCCACATATTAGGAAAAGCACGGCTAATTGATGCGGATTGACTGGCGGGCCAAGTTACCAAGATAAGGAGGAATCGGAATGGAAAAGGGAATCACCATCAATCTAGACATGTTGGGACTGTTGCTAGCCATGGTGACAGACGCTGACTGGGAGACAGAAAACGAAGAGAACGTCGCCACTTATTGCATGGCAAAAACGTTTAAAGAATACGGCTATAAAGCAGGCCTTGACCTAATTGGCTATGTTGCCGCATTCCAGTTGCGAGAAGTACGTAAGCGCGGTGGAGACACTGGAAAGATCATAGATGTTTTGACGCAAGAATTTGGTGCTGACGGGCTTGAAGCGACATCTGCAAAGCTCGAGGAAATCACTAAGAAGAAAAGGAGAAATAAGAAATGAACGCATTAGTAGGACTTGAACAAATTAGAAGGAAATTGCTTAAACAGTACACTGTGGCTGACATTATGGCCATGGACGAATGGTTTCTTGAACAGTCGCTTGATATGGCCGTCAATCGAGCGAAACTGATGGACGGTTTGGAAAGACTGGACGAATGCAAGGGACGTCTGTTCAAAGATACATTGAAAGGAGGTGAGTGAAATGAGCGAAAAAATCGGCCTGGCATTGACTGAGCTGGAAGATCATCGTGAAATACTTTGTGAATTTCCACCGTCAGAATCCGGAATGGCTAAAGGAACTAAAGCCATCATTGAATTCGAAGAACTTAATGATTCTTTCGCAAAGCGTCAAAAGTTTGCCACGATCGAAGCATGCTGCATAGTCGATAAGAATTCCGATGTATGCGATACGATCACGCAGTGCAAATCGCTGAATGGCCGAGTTATCGGCATTGTAACGGTTAAGAAAATTTCGGAATAAAAAAACCGCCCCTGGAAAGGCGGGGCGGTCCGAAATTTTAAAACTTAAAACGTGTTTACCTATAGCACGTTTATATTATAGCACAAAATGGGAGGAAATAAAATGGCAATGAAAATTGCAGAATTGCAAATAGAAAATGTCAAGCGCGTAAAAGCCGTAAAGCTCGAGCCGTCAGAAAACGGTCTGACCATCATCGGCGGCGATAACGCGCAAGGGAAAACGTCAGTGCTTGACGCAATCGTCTGGGCACTGGGCGGAAACAAGTACAAGCCGTCCGGGGCGCAGAATCGTGATTCGATTCTGCCACCTAAGCTTCACCTGGTCATGAACAACGGGCTTGTAGTGGAACGGGTCGGCAAGTCTTCGGCATTGAAAGTAATCGATCCTTCAGGCAAAAAAGGTGGACAACAGCTGCTCAACTCTTTTACCGAAGAGCTGGCGCTTAACCTGCCGAAATTCATGGAAGCTTCGGATAAATCCAAAGCCGACACTTTGCTTCGTATTATCGGTGTCGGGGATCAGCTGGCAAAGCTTGATCAAGATGAAAGCAAACTCTATAACGAGCGCCACACCATCGGTCAGATTGCTGATCAGAAGGAAAAGTATGCCAAGGAAATGGTGTACTATCCGGACACGCCAAACGAGCCGGTCAGCGTCTATGAACTGGTGCAGGAGCAACAGGCAATTCTGCTGAAAAATGCCAAGAACCGTGAAAAACGGGAGCAGAAAGAAGAACTGAAGAAAAAGCTCGACGAAGTTGAAAATGCGATTATTGACACGGAAGAAGAGCTTGAAATGTTGCATGAGCAAAGAAACAAGCTTGCTGAAGATTTGAAAACTGCCGAAAAGACAGTGGCAAATCTCCACGATGAAGAGACGGCAGAAATCGAAAAGAAGCTCGCTGATGTTGACGACATCAACCGCCGTATCAGGGCCAACTTAGACCGCGAAAAAGCCGAAGACGAAGCGCGTGAGCACCGTGCACGGTATGACCATCTGTCGGCAGAAATCGACGATATCAGAGAGAAGCGCCAGCACCTGCTTGACAGTGCAGACCTGCCGTTGCCGGGGCTTTCGGTCACAGACGGCAAGCTGACGTATAACGGCGCTGAGTGGGACTGCATGTCGAGCGCAGAGCAGCTCAAAGTAGCCACGGCGATCGTCCGGAAACTCAAGCCGGAATGCGGGTTTGTTCTCATGGACAAACTCGAGCAGATGGACCTCAAAACGCTCAAGGAATTCGGGGCGTGGCTTGAAGAAGAAGGTCTGCAGTGCATTGCGACCCGAGTATCGACGGGCGACGAGTGTTCGATCATCATTGAAGACGGCAGAGTAGTCAAAGGAGGGGATGCCGGTGTAGTGACAAGCCGGAAGCAAGAGGCAACTGAAACGACATGGAAAGGAAGAGGTGCATTTTAATGAGATTTGAAATTGAAGATACAAAGCAGAGCAAGCCGTTGAAAACAGTGCTTTATGGTGTTGAAGGAATCGGCAAGACGACGTTTGCGAGTCAGTTCCCAGGGGCACTTTTCATCGATACAGAAGGGTCGACAGGCTTCGTCAATGCGAAGAAAGCCCCGGACCCGACGTCATGGACGATGCTGCTCGAAGAATTGGAGTGGATCAAATACGACAAGCCGGCAACAACAGTTATTGTCGATACGGCGGACTGGGCAGAAACACTTGCCAAGCGATATTTGATGAACGCTAATCATTGGAAGGCAATCGATTCGTCCAACTACGGTGCGCGTTACGTCGCACTTTCTGACGAAATGGGAAAAATGCTCAATGCGCTGACGGAAATTCAAAATGCCGGCATGAACGTTGTCATTACGGCGCATGCCGAGCAGAAAAAGACCGAGTTGCCTGACGAAATGGGGCAGTTTGACAGGTACACGCTCAAGCTTGAGCGCAGGGATGCAGCTCTTGTCAAGGAATGGGCAGACATGATCCTGTTTGCCAACTACCGGACAGTACTGGTCACGGACGAAAACGGCAAGAAGAAAGGCACTGGTGGCGAACGCGTACTTTATACGACGCACATGCCGGCATGGGATGCCAAGAACCGCATTGGTCTGCCCGACGTAATGCCTTTTGATTTCCAAAAATTCGCGCCGTACTACACTGCCGCAACGGGAATCACGGAAACACCGGTATCACAACCAGTAGCACAGTCAGTACCACAACCGCAACCTGCACCAGCCGACCCGTTTGAACAGGCAGTCTCCGCCACAGAACAAGCGGACCCGTTCGAACAGCCGATTGAAACCGGTGAAGAATTCGAATTCCCGGCAAGTGTTCCGGCAAGCGTGACCGATTTGGCAGTCCGTTCACAGATCACCATCGCCGACCTGATGCAGATCATTTACAAGGGCGGATTCATGCCGGCTGACACACCGGTGGAAAACGTCCCATCGGATTTGTGGGAACACATCGCCGCTAACTGGGACAAAGCGCTTGGCGTAATTGGAAAATAGGAGGAATAAGCTATGATGGAAAAATTGGATATTGAAAATTTGGCCGCAAACATCATGAAGTTTACGGTCGACAAGAACGGCAACGTGCAGATTGCACTTGAAGCCTGCAGCTCGGACGTTGATTTGGAAAAACTGAAAGCATTGAAAGATCTGGACATTTTCGTGACGATCAAGTCATCGCAGACAGACCTTTTCAACCCAGAACAATAGGGAGGACGACAATATGAACAACAACATGATGAACGACAATGAGTTTCTTAGTTTCGATGGCCCTATCACGGCCGAAGAAAGCCAGTTTGTGACGCTTCCGGAAGGAACGTATCAATTCCAAATCATGAGCATGGATCGCAAGCGTTATTCTGGTAACTCGACGAAGATTCCGAACGGAGCACCGTTTGCGGAAGTGCAATTGCGTTTTGACGGCGGCGACAAGGGCACAACGACAGTTACGGAGCGCTTGTATCTGCTCAAATCCATGCAGTGGAAGTTGACTGAATTCTTCCGTTGCCTCGGTCAGCAAGTTGTTACAGGTCAGCCGTTTCAGCCGAACTGGAACATCGTCGGCAAGACAGGAACTGCCGAGTTGTCAGTACACCAGTACACGAACCGCAACGGCGAAGAGCGCACAAACAATCAGGTCAAGCGTTTCAAAGCACCGGAAGACGGAACAGCGCCACAGAACGTCGCACAGCAACAACCAGTTCAGCAGGCACAACCACAGCCGGTTCAGCAACAACCGCAACAGTCAACTGGGTACACGCCGGGAATGGGAATGTTTTAAGGCGGTGATTAAATGAGCGAAGCTATGAAACTACGACCGTATCAGGAAGAATCCCGTGAAGCGGTCGAGAAAGAGTGGGCAGACGGCAAGAAACGGACGTTGCTTGTTCTGCCGACCGGGACAGGAAAAACGATTGTCTTTTCCAAGATTATCGAAGATCAGGTACGTGCCGGCGACCGTTGTCTGATTCTTGCCCACCGTGGCGAGTTGCTTGAGCAGGCGTCAGACAAGCTTTACAAGAGCACGGGAATTCAGACAGCAACTGAAAAGGCGGAAGAAACGTCACTGCAGTCATACCGACGTGTAACAGTCGGCAGTGTGCAGACCATGCAACGTGACAAGCGCCTGGATCAGTTTCCCAAAGACTGGTTCGATACGATTGTTGTCGATGAAGCTCACCACTGCATCAGCAGCGGCTATCAGAAAGTGCTGAAACATTTTGAAGGTGCAAAGGTGCTAGGTGTTACGGCAACACCTGACCGCGGGGATATGAAAAATCTCGGCGAGTATTTCGAAAGTCTTGCCTATGAGTACGGGCTTGCGCAGGCAATCAGGGAAGGCTATCTTTCGCCAATCAAGGCGCTGACCATCCCACTTAAGCTTGATTTGAGCGGTGTCAAGCAGTCGGCTGGAGATTTCTCAACGCATGACCTCGGCGATGCACTTGATCCGTATCTGTGGCAGATTGCCGACGAGATGGTCAAACATTGCAAGGACCGCAAAACAGTGGTGTTCCTGCCGCTGGTATCCACCTCTCAAAAATTCTGCAAGATCCTTAACAAAAAGGGCTTGAAAGCCGCCGAAGTCAACGGAAGTTCGCCGGACCGTGAACAGATTCTGAAACGCTTTGACAAGAATGAGTTCCAGGTGCTATGCAACTCAATGCTGCTGACCGAAGGGTGGGACTGCCCGGACGTTGACTGCGTAGTGGTGCTCAGACCGACCAAAGTCCGCGGACTCTACAGTCAGATGGTCGGGCGTGGCACCAGACTGGCACCGGGCAAAAAAGACTTGCTTCTGCTTGATTTTTTGTGGCACACCGACCGCATGGATCTCTGCCATCCGGCACATCTTATTTGCAAGAGTGCTGAAGTTGCTCAGAAAATGACTGAGAATCTCGAAAATGAAGCGGAAAACGGAGAAGGCGGACCGACGGATATCGGCGAAGCAGAAGAACAGGCGTCAAAAGATGTCATTGCAGAGCGCGAGAATTCACTTGCCGAGCGTTTGAAGGAAATGCAGAAACGCAAGCAGAAGCTGGTAGACCCAATCCAGTTCGAAATGTCCATTCAGGCGGAAGATCTGGCGGACTATGTACCATCGTTCGGATGGGAAATGGGACCGCCTACGCAGAAACAGATTGCACGACTGGAACATCTCGGAATCAATCCCGACGATGTAGGCAATGCCGGCAAAGCGGCGCTGATTCTGGAAAGGCTGAGCAAGCGCCAGCAGGAAGGACTTTCCACGCCAAAACAAATCCGGTTCCTGGAACGCAAGGGTTTTCTGCATGTCGGTCAGTGGTCTTTTGAACACGCAAGTAAAATGATTGGACGTATCTCAGCCAACGGATGGCGCATTCCAGTCGGCATTGTTCCGGCACAGTATCAGCCATAAAAGCTGACAGCCCGCACTGGTGTAACGGGGGTTCGATTCCCTCGGCGGGCCTTCGAAAGGAGGAAAACGACTAAATGGAAAAATTCGATCTGGTGCCGTTGCTCGACTACATCGACCCGGCAATGCTTGACTACAACGGCTGGGTACAGGTCGGCATGGCGCTCAAGCATGAGGGATACAGTGTTGACGACTGGGACACATGGTCTCAGCGTGATTCCACCAGGTATCATGACGGAGAATGCGAAAGAAAATGGAACGGTTTTGATGATGATGGTCAGATAGTGACGGGCGCAACCATCACAAAGATGGCCAAGGACGGGGGATGGACATCAGCGCATAGCAAAGAGAATCAGCAGACGATGGGATGGGACGATGCAGTCGAAGCGGAAGAGCGGTACACTCCGATGATTGACAAAGACTACAAGCTGCTCGACACCAGCTACATGGACGGTGAGGAAATCAAACCGCCTGAAGTGTGGAATCCTGCCAAACAGATCACGGACTTTCTCAAGGCTGTTTTCGATCCCGGCGATATCGTGGGCTTCGTGATCAACGCCTATGCTCACGAAAAAGACGGCAACGTCAAGTACGTTCCCGGCGACCAGGGCATCTACACGTGGTCAGCCGGCGAAATCGAAGACGCACTGAGACGGAACGGCGGAGACGTTGGGGCGGTCCTCGGTGATCCTGATCCTGAAGCAGGTGCATGGTGCCGTCTCAATCCGCTTGACGGAAACGGCGTCAAAAACGACAACGTGGCTGAATTCAAGTATGCGCTTGTTGAATCTGATTCCATTCCGGTCAGCTTGCAACACGAAATTTACCGCAAGCTCAAGTTGCCGATAGCCGCACTGACATACACCGGTGGCAAATCGCTTCACGCCATTGTCAAGGTCGACGCTACGAGCTATCCGCAATACAAGGAAAGGGTCGACTATCTGTACTCGGTCCTTGACAAAAACGGAATGCGGATTGACAAGCAGAACAAGAATCCGTCGCGCTTGACCAGAATGCCGGGCTTTCAGCGCGGAGAAAAGAAGCAGTTTCTGGTGGCTACCCACATAGGCAAACCCGACTGGGAAGAATGGCATGAATACATCGAGGACATGAACGACAATTTGCCCGAAATCGAGAATCTGGAAGGACTGTTTGACAAGCCGATTGAATTGGCACCGGAGCTGATCAGCGGAATTCTGAGGCAGGGTCACAAGCTGCTGATTGCCGGTCCGTCAAAAGCCGGCAAGAGTTTTGCCCTGATCAATCTCGTTTTGAGCATTGCCAACGGCAGAGCGTGGATGGGCTTTCCGTGTCAGCAGGGGCGCGTTTTGTACGTCAACCTCGAGCTGGACGGACGGTCGGCCAAACAACGTTTTGTGGACATCACAGACGCCCTGGGCTATGATCACAAAAACATTGTCAATGTTGACATCTGGAATCTGCGTGGCAAATCAACGCCTATGGACAAACTGACGCCGAAGCTTATCAGACGCGCAAAGGACATGGGTTACATCGCAATCGTGATTGACCCGATTTACAAGGTGCTGACGGGTGACGAAAACAGTGCAAAGGACATGGCCGATTTCGTCAATCAATTTGACAAGGTCGCCACCGAACTGGACTGTGCAGTGATATATGCCCACCACCACTCAAAAGGTGCGCAAGGTGGCAAATCGTCAATTGACCGTTCGTCAGGATCCGGTGTCTTTGCCCGTGACCCTGACGCAATCCTTGATCTGACCGAACTGCCGGTGGACGAAGCGCATTATGACAAGCATGCAGCCGAAATGGCGTGCGTCGAAATGTACAAGACAATCGCCACCTTCCGCCCCGACTATCTCAAGGAAATCACGCCGGGCGACATGACTAGCAAAGACCGCATGGGTCACCACGTCATGGTGGCAATCCACCGTGCCGTTTCGGGCTATGAGCAGATCATGCAGGACAACGCAAGGCGTGTCCGTGAAGCTGAAGAAAAGGCATATACACAGACTGCATGGCGACTGTCAGCGGTTCTGCGCGAATTCGCCAGCCCGAAGCCCCGTAATTTTTGGTTCGATTACCCAATTCATCGGGAAGACGACAGTCTGGCGGACATCAGTCTTGACGACGGCTACAAGAAGAATGGACGTTCATGGAAGGAGGGAATAAAGAAAGCAAACGAAAAGCGTTCGGAAGAAACGATGTCAGAATTTGAACAGGCATTCCGCAATCTGGATTTTGACGGAACAGGTGGACCAGTTCTTGTCGACGACCTGGTGAAGGCACTCGATATTTCCGACAGAGCGGTATACCGCCGGATAAAAAAATCGGAAAAATTTGTCGTAAGCCGCGGAGAAGTCTGGCTGAAGTCTCCAGAAAAGAACAATAATGATTCTAAAGATTAGAAAGAATTTAATCTTAAATTAATGTTAAAAGATTTAGCTTTATAGCTACCCCTAGGCGACAGGCTATTAGCCTGTCATCGGCCTGTCACGGTGTCATGACGGGCTGAAAAATACCGCACTGACACGTCCATGACACACTACTCCCCACAGGGGAGTGTGTCATGGGACTGTCGGAAGGGGGGGGAGTGTCGGAAAAAGAAAATGAGAATTGGAAAGTCTGAGAATTAAAAGTGTAGCATTATGGAAAGAAGGAAAAATGAGAATGGGAATGACATTTTTTGTGGCTTTGGAAGACGTGCCGACATGCACTCATCAGCAGAAAAAAGTAAGGGTGAACAGAGGTATACCAATTTTCTACGAACCTGAAAAACTGAAAAAGACAAGGGCACTGTTGATGGAGAGACTGGACGAGCATAAGCCCGACGAACCGATGCACGGTCCGCTGCGCCTGGTGGTCACGTGGTGTTTCAAGAAGAAGGGTAAGCACGTTGACGGCGAGTACAAAACGACAAAGCCTGACGTGGACAACATGCTTAAGCTTCTTCAGGACTGCATGACCAGACTGGGATTCTGGGATGACGACCGTTTCGTGGTCAGTCTGATCAGCGAAAAATACTGGGCGGACGTTCCGGGAATCTATATCGAAATCAAGGAGATGAATCAAGATGGACTGGGAAGCGTACTTTAAAGACCTGCAGAAATGGATGGCGGCTAGCAATGTCATGCTGACACGGGTGCCGCTCGATTCAGAAAAGTATTTCGAGTGGGTGGTCAGCACACTGGACATCATATATAACCGGTATGACCACGAACTGGCGCACAGATTTTTGTATTGCATTATGGAGTTTCAGGAAGACATGCTTGAAAAGTCGAAGGGGGTGGTCAGATGAAAAACAGAAACTCGGCTGATTTGGCCGGTTGTCTAGTAACAGTGCTGTTGATATGGTGGCTTACGGTAGCCTGGATATTATATCGTTGGCTGGTAGAAGGGTGACGGCATGGTTAAAAAGGAACAGAGGTATGCGAAGTGAATACGAATTTTAAGAATATGATCGCCGAGTTAGAAGCAACATACGACAGTTCAAGCTTTTATGTTGAGGCTATAGATTTCAATGGTCAGCTTGAATGGAATAAGAAATTTGACGAAAGGCTTCTTGAGAGTATGGAGGTTTATTATAAAGACCATACTATATTTATCGAAAGGGAACGTATAAACGACTGGAAAATCTATGAATGTGTAGATAAGGATTGTCTAAAAACCTATGATTTTGAAGAAGTCGGAAAAATATTAAACATCATTATGAAACACGTAAACATAATTGACCTAAAGGAATAGGAGTGGTTGGAATGGATTCCAAAGATAAAGCAGGTTGTTTGGTAACGGCATTGTTGTTGTTATGGTTTGCAGCAATGTGGGCACTGTGCAAGGCGTTACTGGGATAACGAAGGAGGGTAACGAGAATGACAAATGATTTGGCGGCTGAACTGAAAGCTCTGATCGAAGAGGGGAGCGGGTATAACCAAAACATGACTATTGAGCCGTTGGGAGACGGTGAGTGGTGCAGTATAACCACATCATCCATCGATGTTTGTGGGGACAATGTTGTCATCTATGTACGGCGAATGGACGGTATGAACAATTGTCCGGATGGAATGATCGAACTGAGCGATTTCGGGGTGACGGATTTTAATATCGACGACGAATACAAATATATAATCGAGGCGGAGTGCAAGATCTGGCACTTGATTTACGGCCTTGGGAAACGCACTGATATCCATACGGCCGCGGCAGCGCAGCCCGAAGATTTTTGCCATGCCTTTACGCAAATGGATTGGGCTACTACGAGCATTAACAACATAGCCGGCCACCTGCTTGAGGAGGAAGAAACCGATTGAAAAGGGGAACGAAAATGGATTGGTTTAAAATTCTAAGCGACATTTCAGAGTGGATAGCAATAATTTGTGTACTGGCAGCAAACTTATTTATGAGCTTTTCCTCTCACGCCACGGCCACAGTGTTTTTCAGCGTCGCCACCGTTGGCTTTTTGTTATCGACGTATTTGAAAAGGAAGGAATAAGAAATGAAAATGATTGATAAACTCATCTTTAAAATTTCGTTCGTGGCCAACTTTGCACTGCTGCTATTTGGCATTTGGGACTGGTTCAATGTAACAGTATTTAAGCTGTGGCTAATTACTGGGTTAGTATGCTTCTTCACTTTTTCAGTGTATGCGCTGAAGATGGAGGTAAATAAGAAATGAAGATATTAGATGTTTGCTGTGGCTCGAGGATGTTCTGGTTTAATAAGCAAGAGAAACACACAACTTACATGGATATCAGAAATGAAATTCTTTACTACAAAGATAGACATCTAAAACGAAAAGTTGAAATTAGACCTGACGTAATAGGAGATTTTAGAAAGATACCATTTTCTGATAGTAGTTTTGACTTAGTGGTGTTTGATCCACCACATTTGATTCACGGCGGAGCAAACTCTTGGCTAGTCAAAAAATACGGTAAACTTAACCAAGACACTTGGAAACAAGATTTAAAACAGGGTTTTGAAGAATGTATGCGAGTTCTTAAAGGTAATGGTGTGCTGCTGTTTAAATGGAACGAAGAGCAGATTAAAACTAAAGAAGTATTTGAAGTGTTTGGACAACAACCGATTTTAGGAGATAAACGCAGCAAGACAAGATGGAGTGTGTTCATAAAATGAAATTTAAACAACTAGTAGCAAAATTCTTACTGTTGCTAACTTACTTGGCTTGGGTTGCTGGGTTTATTACAAGTTTTGGAGAGGAAAGAGAAAGTGAAGGATTATTTAGTTTACGTTGAACTTAACGGCATCTGGACTAATATGCTAGTCAAAGCTACGAATTGGGAAGAGGCTGAGCAGTTAGCAGAGTTAGAAGTTAGAAAAGTAAGTGTAGAAGCCTAACAAAAAAGCCAAGGAGGAAAAGAAATGAAGTACAGAATCAGATACAGAATGTATGACAAACGTGGTCTTATAGATGGTGTTTCGGAGGTCGAAGCATGTGACTTTGAGATTAAAAAAGGGTTTGTCAGCATCTGGGATATGTTCAACGATACTACAAGCCCTGACCTTTATATCAACGCTAACGACGTGCTTGCAATCAAACTGATTGAGGAGGAATGAAATGGATTGGTACAAAGTTTTTATGTGGATAGCATCAATATGTATGTTTACGGCAATGTTTTTTGAACGTTTTCTGCCGCAGATTGTAGTTGCGACACTTGCATTTGTGGGGACTGCAATCATGGTTGCGATAGTGGCATATTTGATGGATGGGGAGTGACTGAATGAGAATCGTATCAAAAGACGAGCATTTTCGAGAAAGCAAAAAAGCGCTGATGCGGTATCGGGCGCTGATGGAAAAGGTAGCAAGGATGGAAGAGCGACTGGAACAGATTGACCGTGATCTGATGTCGGTCAAATCTCCGGCGCTGAGCAGTGAGCCTAAGGCGTCGGTACGGATTACGCTTGAAGACAAGCTGATTCGCAAAGACGAGCTTGAAAGTAAAATCAACTCGACACTGAAATTCGCCAGACAGAATAGGGCTGACATTATGCGGTGCATTGACGCACTTGAAAATCAAAAGTCGGCACTTGTGCTTGAGCGGTACTTTATTGACAACGTTACGCTCGAAACCATTGCTGACGAGATGCACTATTCGTATGAGTACGTCAAGCAGCTTTATGTCGCCGGTGTCAAGTCGGCCGTTGTCAACTGGTAGTACCCAATTTGTACCCAATCTGTACCCAATCAATAACCTAAAAATGATGTATGATGATATAGTGAACTAATATATTTTGAAAGCAGGGATTCCCCCTGCTTTTTATTTTGCAAAGGTGGTGATAACATGGTGAAGCTAACCGATAAGCAGCAAGCTTTCATTGATGCCTATATCGGTGAAGCGATGATGAATGCGACTGAAGCGGCCCGGCTTGCAGGTTATAAGCAACCTAATGTACAGGGGGCTCAAAACTTAGTAAAACTTAGTGCTCACATTCAGAAGGCAACAGAAGAAAAACGAAATAGGGCCATTATGAAGCAAGATGAAATATTACAATTTTTCTCGTCGATAGCAAGAGGCGAAGAGAAAGAAAAAGTTATGTCAGCTAGTGGTAAGGTGGAGGAACTGCCAGTATCTGTTAAAGACCGGATAAAAGCAGCTGAGCTGTTAGGTAAAGCTTACGCCATGTTCACAGATAAACGGGATGTACAAATTTCTCTGCCAACCTTGGTTGATGATATTCCGAGAGATGATGGCGATGGCTGAGCTTAAGATGTCTGAAGTGATAGGTGGAGGATATAATGAGTTTTGGCATGACAGGCATTTTTATCGTGTAGTCAAGGGTTCTCGGGGTTCTAAAAAATCTATGACGACTGCGCTTAACTTTGTTTGGCGGATAATGAAGTATCCGTGGGCTAATTTGTTAGTTGTACGACGGTATTCTAATACTAATCGTGATAGTACGTATACTGTGCTAAAGTGGGCTGTTAATCGGTTAAGGGTTAGCAGTTTATTTAAGTTTAACGAGGGTAAGCCTGAAATAACTTATCTGCCTACTGGTCAAAAGATACTATTCCGAGGATTAGATGACCCTTTGAAAATCACCTCTATTACAGTGCCGGTAGGTAACTTATCATGGCTTTGGATAGAAGAAGCTTACGAGATTGAAAATTCTGATAAGTTTGATACGTTAGTTGAATCTATCCGAGGAACTTACGATGACCCTAATTTCTTTAAGCAAGTGACAATCACGTTTAATCCGTGGAACGAACGCCACTGGCTTAAAACAGCCTTTTTCGATGAGAAGACTAAAAGGAAGGATGTTTTTTCTAGCACAACAACTTTCAGAGTAAATGAATGGCTAGATGAAAAGGATAAACAGCGTTATTTAGATTTGTATAGGACTAATCCAAGACGTGCGCGTATTGTTTGTGATGGCGAATGGGGTGTAGCAGAAGGGTTAGTTTTTGAAAACTTTGAAGTCAAAGAGTTTGATGTTAACCGAAAAATAAAAGAAGTTGGCCAGACTTATTTTGGAATGGACTTCGGTTTTACACATGATCCAACTACTTTACTTTCGTCAATTTATGATAAAGGCAAACACGAACTGTGGGTATTTAATGAGCTATACCGTACAGGCCTTGTAGTTGAAGATATTATCAAAGAAGTAGAGCAAAGAAATCTTTTGGGAGCTAAAATCACAGCCGATTCTGCTTCACCGATGATTATTGAAGAACTAAGGCGCAAAGGTATGCGGCGAATTAGACCGATGAAAAAAGCCAAAGACTCAATTCAAACTGGGATAAGCTTCATGCAAGGCTTAAAGATTTACCTACATCCTAGCTGCAAGCACACAATCGAAGAGTTTAACACCTATACTTATGACCAAGATAAACTAGGCAACTGGTTAAACACACCGGTTGATGCTAACAACCACGCAATAGATGCAATCAGATATAGCTTAATGGAAGAATACGCTGGTGCTTCTAAAATCAAGACTTACAACATTTCATTTTAAGGTGGTGATTGAATGGAAAAAATTGATGGTAAGGGAATGGTAGATGATAACGGGGTATTCTTATATCCTAGTGATTCAGAACTATCCTCAGAGGACTTACAAGCTTTTATAGAGTATAACCAAAGTCACAGTACACAGTATCTAAAGAACATGCAAATGTATAAAGGCCACTATGATATTGAAAGTGAACCAGCTAAGCCGTTAAACAAACCAGATAATCGCATATCAGTTAATTATGCAAAGTATTTGGTTAATGTGTTTAATGGCTTTTTTGCTGGAGTTCCACCGCAAATATCGCTTAAAGATGAACAGCAAAATGATAAGCTTCAGCAGTTTAACACTTTAAATTCTGTTCCGGATAAGATTAGTGATATTGCTAAGCTTTGTTCTATCTACGGTCGAGCGTATATGTTTTTGTACTGTGCTGAAGACAAAACGATTAGGGTTGCGATTTCTAACCCTACCAATTCATTTATAATCTATGATGATTCAGTGGCACATATGCCGTTATATTTTGTACATTATGGCAAAGATAAAGACGATAACATCACTGGTCAAGTCTATTCTGCCAATCGCATTGTTACTTTTGATAGCAACTTTAAATTTGTTACTGATGATCAAACGTTATTTGATGAAGTTCCTGCCGTTGAGTTTATGGAAAACGACGAGCGCACACCGCTTTATGACAACTCCACTATTTCTTTGATGAATGGAATAAATAAGGCGCTTAGTCAAAAAGCCAATGACTCTGATGCTATTGCTGATGCCTACCTCTTTTTTAAAGGCGGAGACCTAGACGATAAAGTTTTAGAAACTATGGCAGACAGTCGGGTTATTGCAATTGATAGCGATAGTGCTGACGCTAAGTTTCTAGAGCGTCCTAACGGCGATGGGACACAAGAAAATCTGCTTGACAGATTAACCCGCAGCTTATTTCAAACAACAATGGTTACCAACCTAGATGATATTAATAATTCTGGTAATGACCAGTCTGGCTATTCAATTGAGTTGAAAATGCAAGGCATGAGGTCATTAGCATCTATCAAAGAGCGCAAGTTTATTGTTTCGCTAAGAAGCATGTACCGAATCGCTTTTAAAGTGATTAATCTCAAAAAGAATATTCTTAAGCGGGCTAAAGATGTGCTAACAGGTACGGTTGATGATCCAGTTACCCAACTAGTCTTTAACTTTACTCGTAATTTGCCTAAGAACATTGAGCTTGAAGCAAATGTGGCTAAGAACTTAGAGGGGATTGTTTCTAAGCAAACTCAATTAAAAGCTCTCTCAAGCTTAGTCGACAATCCACAAGAAGAGATTGAACGCATTGCTAAGGAAGAAGCTGAGAAGGTAAATAACGCTGTGAAGGCCAATCCTGCCAATTATGACTTTGAAGGTGTAGCTGATGAAGAAAAGCAGAAGCAATAATTACTGGGAACAGCGTGAACAGAAGTGGATTGAACAGCGAATTAAGAACGATAACACATATCTGAATGAAATGGTTAAACGTTATGAAGAGCTAGCAAATAGTATCCAGCAACAAATAAACGGCTTCTATGCTAAGTATGCTAGTGACACAGGGTTAACCATGAGTGAAGCTGTTAAGAAAATTAATTCATTTGATGTCAAGAGTTTTGAGGAAACAGCGGCTAAAATGGTAGCCAAAAAAGATTTTAGTCAGTATGCTAATGATCGTTTAAAGATTTATAACGCTACTATGAAGATTAATCGCTTAGAGTTCTTAAAGGCGCAATTAGGACTGGAAATTACTAATGCGACTAACAAAGAAGAGTTAGCGTTTAATGATTATTTGCTAAAGTCGTATCAAGATGAGTTGAAACGGCAGTCAGGTATCCTTGGCTATCATAAAAACGTTGATTTAAAACAAAGTGCAACCACGGTGGTTAATGCTAGTTTTCATGGTGCGACTTGGTCTAGCCGATTATGGATAAATCAAGATGTATTAAAAGCTAAACTTGATATGTTGCTTAGTCGAGCTATGATTCAAGGGACTAACCCTAAGCAGATGATAGCGAGCCTAAGGACTAATATTGCTAAAGAGATTAATAACACAACTTCAGTAATCGAAAACCTAGTTGTAACTGAAAGTGCTAGAGTACAGGACGTTGCACAAATGGAATCTTTAAAGCGTAATGGCTTTAAGTTCTGTAAATGGATAGCTGAACCGACAGCTTGCAAGAGGTGCCGTGAAATTGCCGAAAGTAACAATGAACACGGGATTGGTGTTTACAGGTTAGATGATGTTCCTATGATTCCTGAGCATCCACGGTGTCGGTGTAGCAAGGCTGCTTACTGGGTGGATGAGAAAAAGCTTAGTTATACCGCTAAGTATCTAAACGTAACGCCAGTCAAATATCAGCCTGATGAAAAGATTCCAGTAAAAGCTCGGCCCAATTCTGTATCGGCGAGATACGTTGAAGACAAGGTAGTACAGTACCGTTTATATAATAACGAAGGATACGTACTTGTTGATTTTGATTTAACCAATCATGGTAATCCAAAGCATCATAAAGTAGTTCCCCATAAGCATGAATGGACTATAATAAAAAGTGAAAATGGTGTAAAATATAAGAGAAGTAAGGATCCAAACGTTCCGTTAACTGATGAAGAATTAGAACTTGTGAAAAGGTGGCGAGAATATGACAATTAGTGATTTAAGAGAAGCAATGAATATGGATATGGAAGTTTCATTTGACTACAAAGGAATAAACTATTTTATTGAGCCTGACGCAAAGTCGGATAAATGGATGGTTTTTTGCAGTCTTAAGCCGGATGTCCCGTCATTTATGACAATGAATGAAGTCCTAGATATGAAAATAGATGATATGCCTTTAAAAGAAGTATTACCGTTAGTAACAAATGCAATGTATTAAATATAGCATTCACATAAATACTGTGGATGCTATTTTTATAGCCTTTTTTCCGTGTTTGCAGGCCTAAAAGAACAAACATGAGTAAATAGTCGACCGGACTTTAAACGAGGTGCTGTTATGAATTTAGATATCCAATATTTTGCAGAAGAACCTTCAAATGAAGTTGGTGCACAAGTTGAAAATGAAGGAACTGAACAAAACAAGGAAAAGACTTATACCAAAGATGAGGTTAGCGAAATCGTCCAAACTCGTCTAAACCGGGCGTTAAAAGAGCAAGAGGAAAAAATCCAAGCTGCTAAGGATGAAGCCACCAAGCTTGCTAAAATGAACGCTGAACAAAAACGTAGCTACGAGTTAGAGCAAGCCACTAAGCGAGCTAATGAGGCCGAAGCAAAGTTAGCTGCGATTGAAATGCAAAATACTGCTCGTAAGATGCTAGCAGAAAGTGGACTAACACTTAGTGATGAACAATTGGCTCTAGTAGTAACAGATGACGCTGAAACAACTAAGGCTAAAGTCGATGACCTGCTAGCGTTTGCTCGCAACGTCCGGGAACAGACTCTTGATGAGATGATGACTGGTAAAACGCCTAAGGACAAAGGTGGTACTAAATCAATCACCGCTAGCAAGAGTTTTGAAGAAATGAGTATGCAAGAGATTGCACAGCTCAAAAAAGATAATCCAGAACAATTTAAGAGTTTAATGGGAGGAATTTAAAATGGTTGATACATTAACACAAATGGCAGATATGATTGACCCGGAAGTCTTAGCACCAATGGTTCAATACGCATTAGAAAAGCAATTGCGCTTTACACCGCTAGCAAAGATTGACGATACCTTGAAAGGACAACCGGGCGACTCTTTGAAGTTCCCTAAGTTCACATACATTGGTGACGCCCAAGATATTCCCGAAGGTCAAGCTATTCCCCTTGATAAATTAGGAACTAAGAGCACGATGGTTAAGGTAAAAAAGGCTGCCAAAGGTACTCAAATTACTGATGAATCCTTATTATCTGCTGAGGGTGAACCATTAAAGGAATCCACCCGGCAATTAGGCTTGTCTATCGCTAATAAGATTGATGATGACTTACTAGCTGAAGCTAAAAAGGGTAAGCAAAAAGTAACTATGACACCGAATGTTGATGGAGTTCAAGCAGGATTAGATATTTTCAATGACGAAGACGATGAGCAAGTAGTCTTGGTCGTATCACCTAAGACAGCTGCTAAAATCCGCATGGACGCAATTAAAAACCATTCTGGTTCTGATAAGATTGCCGATGCCTTAATTCGTGGGACTTACTTCGATGTACTCGGGGTACAAATTATTCGTTCTAAGAAATTAGCTGATACTGAAGCTTTATTTATCAAGGCAGATAGCGTTTCACCAGCGTTGAAGTTAGTTCGCAAGCGTGATGTGAAGGTGGAATCAGACCGTGATATCATCAAGAAAATTACAATTATGACCGCTGATCAGCACTACGCAGCTTACCTATACGATGATACTAAGGTTGTAGTTGGCACAGTTCAAGAAGCTAGCAACAGTGCTAAGTAGGTGGGCTTATGGGTACTATCGAAAAGGTCAAAACAATTCTAGGGTTTATAGATAACTCTAAGGATAGCTTATTGGCTAGTATTCAAAGCGTCGTGGAAGCACGGTTGAAGATGAAACTAGGGAATGTATCAGAAGTTCCGGCCGAACTTGACTACATTCTAGTTGAGGCGACTATTTCACGATTCAATCGAATTAATGATGAAGGTAAAAAGAGCGCTAGTGAGTCTGATGTAAGTGCAACTTACGAAACAGACGACCTAGCGCCTTTTGCTGACGATATTCAAGAGTGGATAGATAACCACCGGGACACAACAAAAGGAAAGTTTGTGATGTTCTGATGAGGTACACGGATACAATTATTTTTGTAAAAGGTGGTCGGAAACACTATGACCCCGATCTAGGGGAAACAGTGACAACAGAACCGACGACAATTCAGCGTGATTGTCGGATAACTTCGCCTAGTTTTGAAAAGTCAGCCCTAGTTTTTGGCGACTTAAGAACTAATAACATTATCGTGCATATGAAGAGAATTTATAAAGATACTTATGATTACTGCTTAATTGGTAAACGTAAGTATTTTTTTGTAACCGAAAAAACGATTAACAATCGACAAGTAATTGTTTTAAAGGGGGACGTCTCATGAGAGCTGGTATTAGTATTTCAATCAAAGAAGATGAAAACCTTACTAGGTTCTTAACTAATAATGCGAACCTAGGCAGTGACGTAATCAAGGTTGTTAAAGAACATGGGGCCAATATGCACCAACTAGCTCAGCAGTATGCACCGGTTGACACAGGCTTTTTGAAGCGTCATATCAAACTAGATAATAAATTTCATGAAATGACTTATCTAGCTGTGGTATCTGGGAACGCTGAGTATGATCCTTACCAAGAATACGGTACACGGTATCAACCTGGCACCCCCCACTTGAGACCTGCTTTATACAACACTGAAGATAAATTCATTGAAGACATGGATAGATTGGTGCGTGGTAATACATGAAGGAACCCAATCAAGCTATTTATGACGAAGTTTTTAAACTAGCTACTAGTTTAGGTTTTAGTACTTATACTTATTTGCCTGGCGATGTAGGATATCCTTTCATTTTTCTAGGCGAGCAATTTAACAATCCGTTGGAAGCTAAGACGGACCGACTTCTAGGTAAAAGCCGGTTAACGGTGCACTTCTACGGAATAGCTGATAAGCGTAAGCTGTTGACTGATATGGCTAGCAAGCTATTAGAGGGCCTTAAGCGTTTAAGGCGCGCTGATGGCTATAGCATTGGCTACGTAGCTAGTAATTCACAATTTATGTTAGATAACACAACGGCTCAAACTTTGTTGCACGGAATTGTTGAAGTGGAATTTGAGTACATTGGCTAAATACAAGGAGGAAAATCTAATGGCAGATACTGTAACACCAATTTATGGTAAAGATAGAATTTTAGCTTTTCGTTTGTTTGAAGAACGTACTAAGAAAGCTGCTACTAAGCTAGCGTTGCAAACACAACACACATGGAAGTTTGAAGCTAAATCAGATTCAACTGAAACTAAGGATGGAAATATTAACTCACCAGCCACGGCCACAGCTACTTTGGAAATCGAAGCTATTTCAAGCTTAGATGACGTAAATAAGATGCTAGAAGATGCGGTTTTGCATTCTAAAATGCTAGAAGTGTGGGATATTAACTTAGCTGACTCCAAAGGTAGCGGTAAGTATGGTGCTAAATATGCTCGGGGTTACCTTCAATCCTGGGAAGTACCTTCAGAAATTGGCAAACTGGTAGAACTAAAAACAACCATGAACGTTGACCAATTACCAGTGTCAGGGGAAGCAACTTTGACCTCTGAACAACAAAAAGAAGTACAATACGCCTTTGCTGATACTACCCAAGCAACAGAATAGGAGTGAACGTTAGATGTTTGTAAAAATCGAGGGTAAAAATTATCCGCTTCATTTTGGAATTGGATTTGTTAGAGAATTAGACACTAAGTATAAAACGGGTACTGAAGTTGAATTTGGTACAGGAGTTACAAGCATTTATGCACGGCTACAATCCCCCAACCCATATGCATTGTATGAAGCTATGCACGCTGCATTGATGCCTGAGTTAGATTTGACTGAAGAACAGTTTGATGCTTGGGTTGATGGTTTTAACTCCGAAAAAGAGTACGTTAATTTTTTCGGACTATTTGTCAAAGAATTAAAGAAAGCACGGCAAACCAAGCCGTTGATTCGCAATTACGAACAAATCGTAAAGGAAATTCTGAAAAAGAACCAAGAAGAGAAACCAGTGAACAAACCTACCGCAGAATAGCGCTTGAGTGTTTCCGATACCTAGATTTCACCAGCTTAGATGAAGTTAACAAGCTAACTATTTATGAGTATGAACTTAGAATGGAAGCTTATAGCTTAAAACAAGTTGATGAGACTTTTAAAAGACGTGACTTGGCTTGGAGTATTTTAGCAGCTAAGTCTACTAACAAAAATGGTGAACCTCTTTATAAAAACTTTGATGAATTTTTTGATTATCAAAAGGCGTTATCAAAGGTAAGTAAGCTTAAACAGACCGAAAATGAAATGAACCCCGAATTAGTAAGAATAGCTAAGCGTTTAGCAGAATATCGCAGAATGAAAGGTGGCGAGGGTAAATGAGTACGTTTAAAAGTGAAGTGATCTTAGGTGCTAACATCACTAATTATGTGGCGGCGTTTAGAGAAGCAACGGCTGTTTATCGTCGCTTTAATTCAGAAATTTCTAAAAGTTCGATATCATCAACCGACGCTTTGGCTAAGTCTTCTAAGGTTGTTTCTACGGCAGTAAAAGCTTCAGCTGTAGCGATGGGTGCTTTGGGGGTAGCTGCTTTAAAAACTGGTGCAGACTTTGAACACCAAATGTCACGGGTTGGCGCAATTGCTGGGGCCAATTCCAAGCAACTAAAAGGTTTAAATGATTTAGCGATTAAACTGGGGGCGCAAACAGCCTTTAGTGCTAAAGAAGCAGCTCAAGGTATGGAAGCTTTGGCTTCAGCAGGTTTTAATACAAATCAGATTATGAAAGCCACCCCGGGCGTTTTAGATTTAGCAGCTGTTTCTGGTGGTGATGTGGGTGCGGCCGCTGAATACGCTGCTACCGCTTTAAATGGTTTTGGCTTATCTGCTAAGGATTCAACCCATGTAGCCGATG